TAAGTGCGTTAATTACAGCACCACCTGTATAGTTCCAAGCAGTACCGAGCCATCCACGAGATGGCTTTGTTAGTGGGTCTTCAGTTCCATACTTCTTAACCAAGTCATTCTTTTGGCTATCAGGTAGCGCTGCGTATTTTGCCTCGGCTGCTGTTTTAGGAAGGTTAGATAATTCTTTGTGAACGAATAAAGATTTAACAAGATCATCAACTTGTTTCTTTTGTTCACCTTGAAGATTCGCGGCTAGCGCGGCTGCTTTTAAGTTATCAGCCACTAGTTACCTCGTGATAATGCGTCCTGATATAGAACTGCGATCTCACCAGTAGTGTCATATGGAAGCATTGCTGCTAAAGAATCTGATAACTTTACAACTGACTTGTTCATCATTAACGCTTCAGAACCAGGACCAGGACCACGATCTAACCCAGCGGTAATTGGTCGTGTTTCATCTGACATTGCAAATAATCCTGTTGGTGGTGCAGCCTTCATTGCTGCTTCACGTACGTCGCCTGCGCGAGCAGGGCGTGTATCTGGAGTTGTGGAAAGCGGAGCACCTGACTTAATAGCCTGCGTCTCTACGCCTTCACCATAACCTGTTGAACCCATTTGTAGATTATCGGTACGAGTGGAGAATTTACCTGGGCCTGCTGGTCCAGCCAGTGGATTCATCATACTCACTGTTTGTCCTCCTCTAGTTTTTCTAAATCTGCTGTCATATCTTCCCAAGCCCTATTGGTTTGGGTAAGACGATTTGATTGGTAAATAGATAATTCCATTAGCTCACCTGTTAATGTTTCAATAGATGATGCTATGTTGTGTAGAAAACCTACACCGATAACTACAAAATCAAGAAAGCGCACTGGGCGAGAAATGTATTTATCATCTTTCATCGCCCAGTACACCCTCCATTAAAAGTTATTATCCCTTTTTGACTTTGTTTCCCTTGCGGCCTGCTGGCATCATTGATGGTACTACCTTGCCTGGTCCTGCTGGCTTGGAGGTATCCTTCTTGCCTTCGACGGCCTTTGACATTGGTGCTGCTGCACGTGATCCTTTATTCATATTACACCTCCTCTGATTATGCTGCGCCGGTGATACCAGCTAGTAGTTGGGCTATATCGGGACGTTGACCAGCAGCAGGGGCCTGACCAGCTTGTTCTTGTGGAGGTTGCTGCGAGGCAGGAGCGGGGGCCACACCTGCTGCTGGAAGTTGTTGTTCCATACCTGGTGCCATAGGTGGCATCTCTGGGGCTGGAGGTGGTTCTGGTGGTGTAAATGCTTTTTCGATAACCGCTTCTAGCGATTGGCCCTTTTGCCGACCTTGGATAACACTTGCGATGCGTGTGATAATCTCACTAGGGTCTTGACCTTGCGCCGCGAGGGCTGGAATTGCCTGAGCATACTGTGCAACAGCAACACGCAAAGAATCGCGCATCTCTTCAATATCAACACGTTGTTCCTCCTGAGTTACGTTCAAGTCCATTGGGATCTCACGACGTACATAGTCACGAGATACGAGTTTGTCTGAACGCATTTGTAGTAGGGCAATGATGGCACGGTTTGGGTCCATACCAGACATAATTCCGTAGCGTACATCTACGCCGTACTCACCCTTGATATCACGAGATGGTGTGTACTTGAGAACGTAAGGTGTTCCATCATCTGTTCCCTTGATGGTCTTTGGAATACCACCAAATACTTTCTCATCTGCTTCAAAGCATACTGAGATAAGTTCTTGGAACATACGAGCAAACTGTGCTTGTGCTGACTTGATCTGTGTATCAAAGCCTGCTTGTAGTGCTTGCACACCGCGACCAGTAACAACTGATGCGCTGATATCTCCTGAACGAGATTCTGGGTAACGAGCACCAAGGCGTAGTTCACGCTCTAGGACACCGGACTCAGTAAAGACTCCAGGTGGTAGTTCTAGTGGAACACGACGAATACCTTGTGGGTTAGCAGAACGCATAATTGCGTCCGGTCCAAGTGCCAACTCTTGCACATCTTGTGGAATAGCAATAGGTGCTTGGATAGACTTTTCTGCTGCTTGAATCTGCAATACTGCAAAACGAGCACGGGCAAGTTGTACAGATAGAACATCATCAAACTGTCCACGTGCTTCACCATCTAGGGAAGAGCGCATTACGACAGATGCCATAGCTCTACCTAGGATATTTGGTGTGCGTGATAGAACTAGGTTCTTACGCTCTGGTAAGTAGAGTAGGTCTTGGTCCTTGTCGTGGTACTTGACCATTGAGATATAAGGAGAAGATAGAGCGTACTGGTTCTTACCTAGAATCAAATCGTAATACTCTGGGTATTGTGCAGCTAGTGTCTCTGCGTCAGTGACAATTACCTGGGTAATAGACATTACGCGACCATAGCGATCTAACTCTGGGTAAGTACCAAATGGGTTGAGCATACGGATACGAGGATTGTTGTCCTCAAAGTCCATCTCAACCATACCAATACCAAGACCATAGGTGTTATACCAGTCTGCTCCTGTGTACATCTGCAGTTGTAGGTCCGAGTTTGTTACATAAAAGTTTGCAATACGAGTTCTAGTATCTGCTGCCTTACGTGCTGCATCTGAAACCATATTGGTTGCAGAGCAGTTAAAGGATGGCAGTGGTGCCATCGCTTCTGCTAGATCTCGTGCTGCGACGTCAATGAAGTTTGCAACCAGAGGCTTTGGATATTCCTCTGAAAACATTGCAGGATATACCTTAGAGATATCTCCCTGACGCACCGAGAGCACATCACGCATACGTTGATCTCGCGCTGATGAGCGAGTACGTAAGCGTGCGAGCTTAGCGTCAACTTCTTTGACTGATAACAATGTGGGGTCCTAACGATTGATTAAAGAATTACTTGCGCTTTTTTCCACCGACAACTCGGTAAGGATCATCTCCATAAACATTTTTAATTTTAGCTGAGCCTGTACCCTTCTTGCCAGTCACCGCTGCAGTTCCTACTTCTTTAACCTGCTTCTTGATATTTCCAGCAGCGGCTTTAACAGCAGCGGTTCGGTTACCAATCATTGGGGATGCTACAGCCTGAGCAGCAGTACCAACTGCTGTTGCGATATCGCGTGCTTCGCGTGCTGTAATTCCAAAACGCTTTGCAACTGCAGCAATTCCTGATGCTTTTGCTGCTGGCTTTGCAGCAGCTTTTTTCATTTGTGCCATTTCTTTATCTCCTTATTAGATGAACGTGCGATCTTTTTCGGCGAGCAGTTCATCTATGTTGATAACCGTTCGCTTGCCCCTCTCATAACGAGAGAGGAATGGATTTTTCATATGGTGGGTCGCGTGGATGCCTTGGTTAAGCATCTCGCGTGCTCGGATCTCACAGAACCAGAGCGCCATCACCATATCTGTTTTACCTTTAGTAGTAGGTGACCACGTAATCAATTGCTCGATGAGCGCCTTGATGTTTTCAGTTTGGTCACTAGGTAAGTGAATAAGGTTGTCGCGGTGGTGCTTGCCGTCAAATTGTTTTGTGCCGAACAGGGTGGACATAGAAGCAACACCGAAGCCGGAGTCCCACTTGTTGTTTCCAGTATGGTGCTCTCGCAGTAACACTCCCCTGGAGGCAAGGTTTTGGCGGATGCCCTCATCTTGCGTAAGGAAGGATTGAAAGGCATTCTTTTCTACTATCCACTCACTGGGGGTATAAAGGGTGGTCCAGTCAAAAATTAACTGACGGATTGCAGCAGGCGTTGGCCTAGTAATTTTAATAGCATCAACGATATAGCGTTTATGTGTAACGCGATCAACAGCGTAACAAATGGCGGCTGTATCACCAACCATAGCGGGGTCAAGACCACAAATAAAAGAAAAGCCGTTAACATCACGCGGATGGCCTGGGTTACCAGGAACCAAACGACCTGCTTTACGCATACCATCAATAGAACCTCTTACACATACTGGGTCATAGATTGCATCATCTGATATATCTTGCTGTTGATAAACCAAAGCCCAGGTACTTGCATCCATAGCTTGACGTTCGTTGTAAAGGTTACGACCATTCCAACGTGGGTATAGGCCGTCTTGGTCTAAATCTGATTCTGTCTGTCCATCAAAGGGAGCATCACTTGCAGGCCAGAGGGTTTCCCATTTCTCAGGGTCTTCATTTGTTGTCAGTAGCGCCGGCATAGCAAGGTAGGTCCAAGGGACCAAGCCACCAGGGTAGCGGTCTT